CAAGGCGACTTAACCAGCTGGGTTATGGGCAAGTGCAACGACTGGAGGGACTACTACGAGGCTAACCACGCCGCCCGCCACGAGGAGTACATGCGCCTGTATCGAAACCAGTGGGCTGTTGAGGACAAGGAACGACAGAGCGAGCGGTCTAAGCTTATCGCTCCGGCACTCGCGCAGGCTGTTGAGTCCAACGTAGCTGAGATAGAAGAGGCTACCTTCGGACGCGGTAAGGTCTTTGACATCAAGGACGACGTACAGGGCCAAGACCCCTCTCAGGTGGCTTACCTCCGGGAGAAGCTACACGAAGACTTCGCGGTAACCCGCTTACGGTCTTCCATCGCTGAGGTTCTGGTCAACGCAGCCGTGTACGGCACAGGCATCGGTGAGGTTGTAATCGACGAGATCAAGGTGTACAAGCCTGCGACTAAGCCCATGATGGATGGGATGATGAATGAGATAGGCGTAGAGGAAACCTACCGTCCTGTCGTTAAGCTCAACCCCGTACAGCCCAAGAACTTCTTGGTTGACCCAGCAGCGCCTAACGTAGACGAAGCGATAGGCTGTGCTGTAGACGAGTACGTGAGTCGTCACATTGTAGAAGAACTACAGGAACAAGGCGTCTACCGAGACGAAGAGTTCGTAGGCGACGCAGCAGCGGACTCAGAGATAGAGTTCGACTCCGAGATAGACTCACGTCCAAAGGATCGTATTCGTCTTACTAAGTACTACGGCAAGGTACCACGAGAGCTTCTGATTGAAGAGGGAGCTGACGATGAAGACATGGAGCCGGGACATTACGTTGAGGCTGTAGTTGTTATTGCCAACGAAGGCGTACTCCTAAAGGCTATCGCTAACCCCTATATGTGTCAGGATCGTCCTGTTGTGGCTTTCCAGTGGGACATCGTACCTTCAGTGTTCTGGGGCCGTGGGGTCTGTGAGAAGGGTTACATGAGCCAGAAGGCTCTGGATGCTGAGCTACGCGCACGTATCGACGCACTAGCCCTTACAACCCATCCTATGATGGCTGTGGATGCTACNNCGTATCCCACGGGGTCACAAGCTAGAGGTACGGCCCGGACGGATGCTCCTAACTAACGGCGATCCTAAGCAGGCGATTATGCCGTTTAACTTCGGTAACCTCAACGCTATCACCTTCCAGCAGGGAGCTGCGCTACAGGCTATGGTTGCTCAGGCTACTGGGTCTTCCGACAGCGCTACCCCGCAGGTACAGAACGACGTGACAGCAGCAGGTATGTCGATGGGTCAGGGTGCGGTCATCAAGCGCCAGAAGCGTACGCTAGTGAACTTCCAAGAAAACTTCTTGATTCCCTACGTGAAGAAGTCAGCGTACCGCTACATGCAGTTCGACCCTGAGAACTACCCTGTTCAAGACTACAGCTTCCAAGTATTTAGCTCGCTAGGAGCTATGGCTAGGGAGTACGAAGTAGGACAGCTATCTCAGATGCTACAGATGATTCCACCTGAGTCACCTGCTCATGGGGCTATCATCAAGGGAATCGTAGACCACCTCAACGTGACTAACCGCGATGAGATAATGCAGGCTATAGATCAGGCTAACCAGCCTAACCCTGAGTCTCAGCAGCAGCAACAAGAACAACATCAGGCCCAGATGGAGATACAGAAGGGTCAGGTGGCGTTGCTACAAGGACAGGCCGCAGAGAGCCAGAGCAGGGCAGAGAAGTACTCTGTCGAGACTCAGCTGATGCCTGACGAGCTAGCGCTGAAGTATGCTGAGGATGAGGACTCCAAGGCGTTCGAGCGTAAGGCCCGCATGGGTGACTTACTGCTTCGAGAGCAAGAGCTACAGCTCAGGCAAGACATGGAGCTAGAGAGCGCCAAATCCAAAGCTGAGACAGCAATGGTTCAGCAACTAGTCAGAGGAGCACCAGATGGATCTACTGCAAATACAGGCCCTTCTGGTCGATCTCCAACGCCAAATAACGGAGCTTAAGAACGGAGGCGTTCAGGGCGACGTTGGAGATAAAGGCGATAAAGGCGACGTTGGTGATAAAGGCGAGACTGGAGACACAGGCCCTCCCGGAGAAGAGGGAAAACAAGGGCCTGACGGAACGCCGGGGACTAAATGGTTCACCGGCAATGGTGTACCGTCTGAGGACATAGGTATTCTCTATGACTACTACTTAGACGGTACTGATGGGTGGATATACGTAAAACGGCCTAACGGCTGGATGAATACCGGGGACAACCTGAAAGGGCCTCCGGGTAACTAACGACCTCTAGGAGAGACAATCGTGATAGATGATAGAAAGTTCGACGAGCTGGTGGAGAATACTACTAAGTACCTACAGCTTTTGATGGATAAGAACAGTGCACTTGAGAAGCGTTTAGAAGCTCTTGAAGCTAAGAAGACAATCAGCAGGAGCAAAACTAATGACAAGTGAAACTAAGTTCTTTGATGACTGCCGTGAGCTATTCCTCACGGACGGATGGAAAGCATTTAAAGATGAAGTAATCGTGGGGCTTAACAGCGTTCACGTTGCCTCTCTTGAGAGTGCAGAGGATTTCTGGAAGGCTAAGGGTAGGGTAGAAGCCCTGTCTCAGATAGCTGGCTGGGAGGACGCTGTACTAGCAGCAGAAGCACAGCAGGAAGCGGATTCGGAGGACTCCTATGAGGAGGCTGTATGATGCACGTTGTACTAGCTGCAACAAAATAACTGAAGTGTTCGGCAGGGAGTCTGATGATTTCCGGTGTGGAGCCTGCGACTCCCCTGCCCAGCGCATCGTTAGCCCCGTTAAGTGCCACCTCGATGGAGTCTCTGGGGATTTCCCCGGCGCTGCTATGAAGTGGAAACGCGATCATGAACGGGCAGCACGTCAAGGATAACCACAGCCAAGTGACCCTTGTTTATTTAATCTGATAAGCCTAATAGGCCCGGAGTTTGATAATGGCAACACTGATAGATACCGATGGTGAGATTATCGCCGAGACAACCTCTATTGACGATCTCGAGGAACAGGTAGCTCCTGTCGAAACCGATGAGGTTTCTGAAGCCCCCGAGGAAGTTGAAAGTGACCTCCCCGATAAGTACCAAGGTAAGTCCGCTGCGGACATAGCACGAATGCACCAAGAGTTAGAGAAGCGTCTAGGACAACAGTCCTCTGAGGTAGGCGAGTTACGCCAAGCCTTTGACCAGATGGTTCAATCTAGTGTAAAAGCGCAGCAGGCCCCACCGGAAGTTGAAGAGGTAAGTGATACTGACTTCTTTGCTGATCCGAAAGCTGCTGTAGCACAGGCGATTGAGAACCACCCTAAGCTACGACAGGCTGAAGCTGTAGCCGTAGAGATGGCTAAGAACCAAGCTCTAGCTAAGCTACAGACTACGCACCCCGACATGAAAACTATTCTGTCTTCTACCGATTTCCAATCATGGGTAGGCAAAAGCCAGTTCCGTCAGGGTCTATACCAACAAGCAGACATCAACTACGACTACGCAGCCGCCGACGAACTACTGACGTTGTTCAAGGAAGCTAAGGGAGTTGTGGCTGAGGCCGCTAAGGTTGAGAAGGTCGCACAGAAGAGTGCGGTTAAGCAAGCCTCAACAGGAACGTCACGGGTTGCAGCTGAAGGCAAGAGCCGGAAGGTGTATAGACGACGTGACATTATCGAACTAATGAATACCGATCCCAAGCGATACGACGCTATGTCTGAGGAGATTATGAAGGCGTATCGGGAAGGGAGGGTTAAATAAGGAACTACTATGCCATTAGGTACTAATAACGTAACTAACACGACTGCTGCAACTTTCATTCCAGAGTTGTGGTCAGACGAAATCATTGCTGTCTACGAGAAGTCTCTTGTGGTTAAGCCCCTTGTCCGCGCCATGTCTATGGTCGGCAAGAAGGGTGACACCATTCACATCCCTAAGCCGGATCGTGGAGATGCTTCTGTTAAGGCTGAGTCTACTCAGGTCAACTTAATTGCTGGCACTACTGGCGAGCTGGTAATCAGCATCGACCAGCACTACGAGTACTCGCGTCTGATCGAAGACATCACTGACGTACAGGCTCTTAACAGCCTCCGTAAGTTCTACACCGAAGATGCAGGCTATGCCCTTGCTACTCGTGTAGATACAGCTATCGTTGCTGAGGGTGCTAACTTTACCTCACAGTTGGAGTTCACCGCTGATGGTGTACAGACTGCTGCTGGTACTGCTGCTTCTGCATACAACGATGCTGGCTTCCGGGCTGCTATCCAAGTACTTGACGACAACAACGTACCCATGAACAACCGTGTATGGGTAATCTCTCCTGCTATGAAGAAGGAATTGCTAGGCATTACTAACTATGTCAGTACTGACTTTGTAACTGGAAAGCCTGTTGAGTCCGGCGCTATCGGCAGCCTCTACGGCATTGACATCCACGTAAGCACTAACCTGCCTACTGAGAACTCTGACGAGAAAGGCTCGTTGCTGATGCACAAAGACGCTATTGTCTTTGCAGAGCAATTGGGTGTTCGCGTCCAGACTCAGTACAAGCAAGAGTGGCTTGCTGACTTGATGACGGCTGACACATTGTACGGCACACACATCTATCGCCCTGAAGCTGGCGTTAAGTTGTTCGGTACTGTATAAGCACAACGGCCCCTTCGGGGGCCTCTTTTGATAGTCCATTGCCCAACAGTGGGCTTTCACAAGAGATTACACGGAGACTCTTATGTCTATAACGTATACACCTACGACTAACTTCGGATCAAAAGATAGTCTGCCTTCTAACGATCCCAATAAGGTGATCCGAGGCGCAGAGTTTACTACAGAGTTTACAGCTATTCAAAGCGCGTTTGGACTAGCAGCCTCTGCTTCCAACCCTACATTCACAGGGACAGCTACGTTCGACGACCTGACTGTTACAAACAACTTCACTAGCCGGGGCATCGACGACAACGCTACGTCCACTGCTATCACGATTGATGCTAGTGAGAACGTGGGGATTGGTACGAGTGACCCCACCTCTGGCACATCGTCTTACTACGACGACTTAGTAATCAAGAACGCCACGAGTGGATCAGGGGCTGGTATAACCATTCAATCAAACACCACTAATGGCTTTGGCGGGGTTGACTTCCGTAAAGCAGACGGCACTCAGGTCGGAAAGATATATGCAGACAGCGCAGGTGGTCAGCTAGGTCTGGAGACAGATGGAGTCGAGCGAATACACATCACCTCTACAGGTGACGTCGGGATTGGTCGTAGCACCAATATTGACCATATTTTAGATATATCCAAACCAGCCGATGCTTACATAAGAATCTCGTCAGGCACAACTCAAGAAAACGCAGGGATTATATTCGCTAATCAAAACTCTGCTAAATGGACGCTTGAAAAAGACGGCCCAGCGCATAGTTTATATCTAAAGGATGACTCAAGCGTTGTTGCTACTTTTGCACAGGGCGGTAACGTGGGGATTGGCACGACTTCGCCTACAACCAAGGCTACAATAGCTGGCGACGTAAATAATTCTAGTTTACCAATCGGCAGTGCCTCAGCCTCCGACGCACAGCTCACCATTGCAAATAATAATGCAAGCTCGTTTGGGCTTGGTTCAGAGTTGTTATTTCAAGTGGCCACTTCCGGCAGCGCACCGGTCGCTGGAATCCGTGGAAGCTATACGGGCTATAACGCCTCTGAAAACTTCTCCGGTGATTTGACGTTTGGAACGCAGGCAAACGCCTCGACTGGCATTGTCGATAGGATGACAATCGACTCGGCAGGTAACGTCGGGATTGGTACCGATCCAACTTTCGTGTTGGACGTCTCGGGACATGTAGGAAGTAGTGTAGCTACTCGGAGCAGCAACACAGGCAGTGCGCTGAACCTTCACAGGTATGAAAACACAGGTGCATCAGGTACTTCGGCCGCTTGTGTAGGGTCAGACGGAGAAGATGCGGTGGTGTACACTAGCTTCACAGAAGCCATGCGAATCGACTCGTCAGGTAACGTCGGGATTGGCACGAGCGATCCGAATAGACAACTGACGATATCCGAAACATCTGGCTACGTAGCCGCTCAGGTTGCAAGCGGCACTAGAGAAATAGATTTGTTTAGTAATACTGGCTCTGGTGCTGCTGGTATATTAACAAGCGCCGGTACTCCTATTGTTTTCTACTCCGGTAACGATGGTGAGCACATGCGCCTCGACAACTCAGGCAACTTGCTGGTTGGTAAAACTAGTGCAGGACTCACAGTAGCGGGCTGTCGCATACAGCCGGAAGGCGATGTACGAATCTCTAAGACGGGTGCTGCTGCTGACACGATGATTGGTTTCTATAAGAATGGGTCTGGTACATCAGTAGGACGTATCGAGTCCACGAGCACGAGCACAGACTACATAACCTCATCAGACGAACGCCTAAAGGATAACATCACAGATGCACCTGCTGGCAACATTGACAGCATCAAGGTTCGTTCATTCGACTGGAAAGCTGACGGCTCACACCAAGAATACGGCTTCATAGCTCAAGAGCTTGAGACTGTAGCACCCTATGCTGTATCTAAGGGTGAGACTGATGAAGATACGTGGGGCGTTGACTACAGCAAGCTTGTACCTCTGCTGGTCAAAGAGGTTCAAGACCTGAAGGCTAAGGTGGAGGCGCTAGAGAATGCCTAAGTATAACGAGAGTCGCATAACGGACATGACGGTGTACACGGAGTACGAGTACGCCCACCGTGTTGAACTCAACAACCCCTTAGGCGGAGTACCTCAAGTGTTGTTCCGAACTAGCTGGGTAGAGGTAGACACAAAGACAGGCGAGGAAACTCAGAAGGACTACCACCGTACTCTACAAGAAACATACTCAGGAAACGAGGTGTTCAACATAGTAGACACAGAGGGAAACGTACTAGGACAAACTGACTACAACACGTTGCTAGCTTCCTTGTATTCTCTGTTCTTCCATGTTGCAGCTAAGGAGGATTCAGATGAGCTGGAAGTCGAGTAAAGACCACATGCTTCGGTTAGAAGCTCAAGGCAAAGCTAACGCCTCTCACAAGGCATGGCTTGCTAAATGGAGAGCCGCTGGTTCTCCTAGCACTCAAGCGGGTATGTCTAAGAAAGCTCCTACAAAGACAGCACCAGCAACAAGCAGGGCAGCTGCTAAGCCTAAGCCTATAACGGGTAAGAACGTAGTAGGAGCTGATGGCCTTACTAATCAAGAGCGTTATCAAAAGCGTTTAGCAGACAAAGCAGCCAAGGCAGCGGCTGAGAAGGCACGTATAGATGCTCTTGATGCTGACAGACCCGAGGAAGTTTCTCGCTATCTCTGGGAGAAGATAAAGAACGGGGACTCTAACTTCAATAAGACGTTAGTTACTCGTAACCCAGAGACTAGAGACGCTATTGTAAACGCTGGCTACGGAGAGGCCGTAAAGGACATACATGAGCAAGCAATGGAAGAAGCAGCGGCTCACTACGTAGGCAACGGTGCTGCTGCTTCGGATGCTTTTAACACAGCCCAGAGTGACTGGTACAATCAAAACGTAGGTGCCTACACGCCAGAGGCAGCGGCTGCTAAAGCCGTGGCTAAGGCAGAAGCTGAGGCTAAGCCGCCTATGCCCCCGGCGGAGACAAAAGGACAGAACTCAGCAAACACCGGAGGCGGTGTGGGCGGTATCGGTGCTTTCTTTAACGGCATACGTAATGGTAGTGCTACTAACATTAAGGGTAACCCACCAGCGGGAGGAACTGATGCCTCTGTTACAGTAAACCAACAGCCCGCAGGAAACCCACTAGGCATGTTTAATAGTTTAGTAGGCGTAGTAAATGACGTACGTAATCCTAACACCCCAGAGCCTGTTAAGTTCACTCAGGAAGAGATAGATGCGGAGCTAGCTAAGCGAGAGTACGAGAAACAGAACGCTGAAGCAATTGCTCAGGCAGAGTTATTTAACCCTACGCAAGAAGCTGGGCCTGTTCGTAATCGTAACTTCCAAACGGTAGACTACGGTACTCAGGGCGGGGTTACACCTAGCGTAAATACAGGCATAGGTGTTGCAGGGCAGGCACAAGCTACGCCTTGGGCTGATGCGTACATAAGAGCACAGCAGTCATCCGCCAAACAAGGGCCTATCAGTGGGCTATTCAGCAAGGAAATGGAGAACTCCTAATGGAACAGACAGGGCTTGAGAACGAACTACTACAGGACACGACTGAAGCCCTTCCCTATGAGGAGGAG